GTTGTGTCAGTATCTGGACTGATGTCTTCATTTGTGTTTGTATTGTACTCTGGAAATAAATTATCATTAAAGCACAAGTAATCTACCATGCGTGTTGAATAGTAGTTTGCATATTCTCTTGCTTTAGAAACTAAATAATCAACTTCATTCTTATCAACATTTTGAGCTGTTTCGCTTGAATGCTTAAATACTCCACCGCTTTTAATTTGATAAGCAGCAAATGGGATGTAAGTCATCTGTGCAAACCATATCAAACAAGGCTGAACATAGTTGTTTACTAAATTCAAATAATCTCCACTTAAGTTATCTGCAATGATATCAGCACTAATCTTATTGTATAAATCAGTTCCAAGAAGATTCTGCACCTCAACTTGCTGTGCTACTTTAATAAATTGTATGAAGCGATCTGTGTCAGTATTTCCATCAATGATACTGTTCTTAACAAGATCCGTTCTGCTTATAAATAGTGCTGTTGCCATTAGTTTCTAAATTTCATTTTATTCCAATACTCTGCTGTGTATCCTTTATACTTCATGTCTTTTGGAGCAACTGGAACTTCTTGTGCATTAGCCTCTGGTTTAAACCCTCTTTTCCTTGCCTCTGTTGTGCTTATTGCATCCCCTAGTCCTTTAGCTCCATCTTTTCTTACATAAGTCTTTCTAAACCATTTGTGATTACATCGAGCACCGCCTTTATAAAGCCAAATACTATAAGTATCACTTCCACCTTTTCCAAATCCAGCATTTACAACTTTAGTATCCATAGCAACAATGTCCTCTTTTCTGTAAACCTTTTTAGCACTTACCATTTTAGAACAAAACTGTCTTGAAGTTGCTTTAGTTCTTGCTGGTGCATACATATAACGTACTAAAAACTCATTCCCTTCTTCTGTTGATTGCTTACTCTTTCCATCTTGTTCACTCTCTTTGTATGGCTTTGCACTTCCAGTGCTTACAAACTCCCAAATCTTCGAAAGTAAACTTTTATCTTTAGGTTTGTTTAAATCAGTTATAACTTCATCAAGCTCCTCTTCATGATCATAGCTAACCTCACGCTCATCAATAACATCAAAGTCTTTTAAAAGCTCATCTTCATCTTGTCCAAGCTCAATCAAAGCATCTGCAATATCACTACCTATTTCATCTGGAAGCTCTTGTGATAACTTAACTCCAGTTTCTTCTTCTCTTGTTTCCTTATCAACTACGTTCTCCAAGTCAGTGAACTCAAGTGGTTGAAGCGTTTTAAAGTATAGTTTTAAGCTAATATTATTGAAAGCTAGTATAGAATCAAAGGCATCTATTAAAAGTGTCTGAAATGGTCTAATAACGGTGTTGTCCATTAACGTACTGGCAGTCTTTAGTTCTTCTGCATTGTTTCCAAGTCCAGTGCTGTCCTTAATTCCTAGAAGCATTGGAGAAACTATCCTGTGAGCTACCATGATTTTTTTGCCACTCTCGTCTGATAAAAACTGATACTGATTGTGAGCATCGCTTAACTGAATTGGCTCTATTGTTGCTGCACTTTCTGGATTGTCGTTAAAAGCCAGGATGAACTTGCCAGCGTTGGAGCTGCCAGAAAATTTAGAATAAATACGGTTTTCTAACATTTGTCGCTCTTCGGCATTAGGTGTACCATTGTTAAAATTTATAAGCATACTAGGAGCTAGTCCGTTAAGTATGTTATTGAGATGATAGTTGCTAATTTCCTCCTCAAGCTCTGCGTATTGAAGTCCACCTTGATAATCTGGAGAGGAATAGTATTTGTATCCAGCTCTGTATGGCTTAACGTAAACTATCTCGATTGCTTCCTTTGAATATCCAAAAGCTGGTATTCTTGTGCAATCTTCTACTTTTTTAACCTTGCTCCAATCATCTGAATAATAATACGCTTCGATATCTCCATCCTCATTGCACTTCTCTGCTCTTAAATTCTCAACTGGTATGTGTTCTACTCTTGCAACAGTTTTTCTGTCCTTTGAGTATATTACTTGCATGGAACATTGTCCCATAAGTTTTAAATCATAGCATAACTTACGCACACAATCCTTGTGAAATAAAGTGATCATCTTTGCGTATTGCTCTGGCTTTCTGTTTGAATCTAAAGCATCCAATCCCTTTCCGTATATCATTTCAGATACTCCGTTGATAATGGCATTGTTAGTTGGACTTCCATTGTATCTGTCTATAAGATACTGGAAATAATTGTTGTCGCTACCATACGCAACCCAGTCTTTGTTTGATTTCTCAACTATCTCTGGACTTGTATAAGTGCTTAAATTAACTACTCTTAAATCGTTCATAATATAATGTAATCGTTGTCATAACTATCCTCCTGGACATACTCTCCATTATTTACAGAGTAATAGTCATTGTTGGATTGATTAATTGTTTGGTCTGTGCAAAATACTCTGTCTTTATATATTACAGAGCTTCCATTCTTTACTTCTAACGTATAGAAATCTCCTTCTGTTAGCGTTCCGAAGTCTGCTGTAAATACAGAATAATTCCTATCAGTTGAAGCAGTAGGAGTTATGCTTATGTTTGTACCAGTGCTTTCACTCATTAAATTTACAGTGATGCTTCCAGTAATGTATTCTCTTGGAATAATCTTAAAAGACTTACTTCCATTTGTTCCAATTAACTTCATATTAATATATAAACAAAAAAGAAATATTTTGTATTGATAAGTAATAAAAAAAAGGGCTATCCCTAAAGATAACCCTTAATTTTCTAAATCCCTTTAGATTTATGCATCTGGATCAATCTGCGTTGCATCCTCTTGTAAGTTAGTTACAAAGTAAGGCGGAGCTACTTCTTGAGCTGTTGCAACTAAAGTAAACCCAGAAAGGTCAGCCATTCCTGCGCCACTTACGATAGTGCCTCCAGTTATCTCTGCACCGTTCTTATGTCCGATTAACAGTTGATTTCCATTGTAATCTTCTACTACGTAATGAGCTCTACCAGCATTCAAAAGTTTGATTTGCTCTTGTGTTGCTACATCAAGGAAAGTAAAAGTAATATTTAAAGTTGTTTCATAAAAAGTCGTTCCATTCTCACGTGAACTGTTCACTGCTGTTTCTAAAGAACTGTTACCTTTGATATCAAACTTAAAGAAATCTCCTCCAGTTGTCAAATCAATTGTTCCAGATGTATCAGAAAGAGCTGCAATCGTTGGGTCATAATCAAGAATGTAAATAGTCTTGAGTCCACCAACGCTGTTCTTACAAGGTAAAGAGCGACCGCTTGTTACTGCACATGCCATAATTTATAGTTTTTTATAATAAAAAAGGGTAGGCAATTTTACCCACCCCTCTTTATATTGATTAGTTAATTTATTAAGCGTAATATACGATGTCTGATCCGATTCCTGTCTGAACACCAGCAGTATATCTCATGACAACTCTTACGTTTTGACTTCCGTCGATGTCGCTCATGTCAATAACCTTCACTTCGTTTCTGTCATTTAACAGTCCAGTACCAAAGAATAAGTTAGATTTTTGAGCAAGTACAGCTTTATTGTCTCCAAGACCTTGAGCTACAAAGATATTGATCCCTTCGAAAGTTAAAGCTCCTCCGTTGTACCAAGTTGTTCCTTTATTGTCAATACCATTTGCACCGATGTTAGTAGCGAATCCACCTAAAGCTCTGATGTAAGCTCTTGCGATGTTGTTAGAAACGTAAAGAGTTAAATCTTCTTTTCCTAGTACAGCAGCGTTAGCAGCATCTACTATTTTTCCAAGCTCTGTTATTACATTGCCAGAATTTACTGTTGTTCCAGTTACATCTACAACAGTTGCATCAGCAGCTAATAAAGTAGAGAAACCATCAAAAGTTCCTTCTCCAGCAGCACCACTCCAGATTGAGTTTTCAGTAGCTTGAGCAACTTCAGCAGCAACTCTTGAGATTACATAGTCAGAGAATAGTGGAGGTAAGCTATCAAAAGCAGAAAAGCCCATTTGAGCAGCTTCCCAATCTGAATGTAATTCTTTCTTACAGATTTGTAAGTTTACTTGCAATTCAGTTGGAGTTAATACTTTCTCTGTTAATGTTAGAGTTGAAGTAGTTGAATCAAAATCACAATCAGCAGAACGTACAATATTAGCGAAAGCTCCCACTTTCATTGCTGCTTTAAACTTTACGTTTGGCAAGATTGATACAGCTCCAGCATCTAATGTTGAAGCAGATAAAAGGGCAGCACCTAGATACTTCCCAGCAAATTCTCCAGCGTATGAAGAACCAGTAATTGTTGGATTTGGCATTTTATTTTAGTTTTAGTTGTTTATAATTTTACTCATTACTCTGTCAAGTGTGCTCATTTTTCTTTTTGATGCAAACTTGAAATTTGTTTTGTTTTCTTTAGCCTCTGGATTTGCTTTGATTGGCTCGGCTGCTGGCATTCCAAGTTCAGCTTCTTGATTCTCAAAGGATTCACTTAACTCAACTTTTTCATGTTTTGCAAGCTCCTCTGTCATGAGATTTCCAAGCTCATCAGCACTCATCTCTTCTTTTGGCTCTAGCATCGCTTTGATTTCTTCAATCATTTCTTTTACTTCTGCTAGTTCTTCTTTTGTAGCGTATCCCATTTCTTCTTTCTCTTCTTCTAGGACTACATCTTCTTCTGCTTCAACTTCTTCTTCTGGAGCTTCTTCTCCAGCTTCTTTAATTTCAGCAATAAGACCTTCTTCTGCTACTACAAGTATTTTACCATCTTCAAGTTCATACTCGCCGATTGGCACTGCCACCTTCTCATCTTCGGTAACAATAAATACTTCTTTGCCAGCCTCAAAAGCTTCTGCTTCCAAAACAGCACCGTTTTCTAAAGTCTGTTGTTCCAACTTGACCTCTTCAGACAAATTAAGAACATCTTTGATTTTCTCGATCATATCGTTTGTGTTCATATTAATATATAAGGGTTAAAAATTAATTTTGCATTTTTAGTTAGCATTTTCACAATCTGTACAATTATCATAAGAAACAGATGCTGAATTTATATGGATACCTTCTGCGTGATGTTCTGCTGTTATTGTATAGCAACCATTGTGATTATTTTCCAATGTTAAGTAATATGTTTTTCCTACTGTCAATTCTGTATCATGCATGTGAACATGATGTGAATGTCCGTTAGAACATCTTTGTACTGTATATCCATACCACACTCCACTCAATACCTCTCCATTAATTCTTCCAATTCCTTGAGCTCTCAAGCTACCATCACAACATTTTATTGAGTAAGTATTATCTTCGCAAAGACAAGCTCTTCTCTTTCCTCTTGGAGATATTTTGCTAGGTGTTATAAATTTCTTTAATCTTCTCATTTGATTGGCACACAATTAGGAACAAGCTTTCCGTTTTTCATTTTCATTCCATACTGCTCATAACCATCCTGGCAAGGAGCTTTTAAATCAATCAAGTCTAGCTCTTTTAACTTGCTCTCTGCCCATCGCTTACCAGCTTTACCACCCCATAGTAAGTAAGATATTGTTCCACATGCTTTTGAATCTCCTTCATCGTAATACTCTTCAGCTCTTGACAAATATGAATACATGCGTTTAATTGTTTCAACGCTTATTGCTTTTCCTTGAGCCAACTGTTGTGCTCTTACTTTACCTACTTGCGTTGCACATTTATTATTTACTTTCTCATTAAGTTCCAGACCTCTCTTTGCATTATTTTTTACTCCACTTGGATAATCCGAGTAGCTTTCAAGTATCATCTTTTTTCCAGATGCTGTTCTTTTATCATTCTTGATAATGGCTTTTACTTGACCTAGTAAATACTCTGCTTCTTCTTGATCTATTTCTTTCAACAATTGATCACTGCTAAAATCCGCAAGAGTTTTATCTTTTGGTCTTTCCATTTTATCTGCAAAGTATCCTTCAATGCTAAACCCTTTAACTTTTCCAGTTTTCACAAACTCGTTCCAAATCTGCTCGTTATTAACCTTAACACTTCCAACCCAAGTTCCTAATGGTAAGTCCATACCATACTTTACGCTCTTGTCATGAACTTTGTCCTCTACTATCCAGCTCTCAACTAATGATAGTCCGTTTATTTGGTATTGGTGTTCTAAAGTAGAATTGTTCTGTTTCCCTTGCATGAGATACATCTGCGAAGCTTTCAATACAGTATCTTTTGAGAAGTATATATAATACTCATCTTCTCCATTACGTCTGTATATGGGCTTATTTGGAATTAATAACGCACCCATTAAAATACGCTTTTCTTTGTCTACCTCTGCAAGTTTAAACTCTTGTGATTTTAATGCGATGAAGTCCTCTTCTATTGCTGGGTTTTCCACAACGCTTATTGCTTCAATTCCAATCTCTTGATCTTCATCCAGGATAAGTTCTACAATTCTCATATCTATATATACATTTTTTAATTATTTTTTGTATTTATATTGTCGCACCTTCAACAATGTTTTTTTCTAAACTTTGTGCTGTTGTTACATCATTAGCTACTACATACGCTTGAATTGGCTGTTGGGTTTGACTTCCTACTGCCTCTGCCAATTGACTTGTTTCAGTTGCACCTACTATGTTAAATGATGGTGCTTGTCCACCTACATTAGTTGTTGGTGAACTTGCTCCACTTTTCCCAGATGGATCAACACTTTTTATTGCAGCAATATTTTTAACTGCCACTGCTCCAGCCAACGCTGCTTGAACAATTGGATATCCAGGAAATACCGCTGTTATAGGAGATTTTTGAGCGGTTGTGTATGCGTTTTGAACACCTTCCGCTCCACTTATTGTTGCACTTGCAATAGCCATTGCTTTTCCAATCTTACTGTCTTTACCAGCTAATTCTCCAATTTGATTAAACGTATTAAGAGCATCTGCAAGAATTTGTTTTTTTCTTAACTTCTCAATGTCTTCTTTTTTCTTATTTTCTTTCTCTTCTAAATCAGTTCTTAAACCAGCATAGTAAGCAAGTACCTCAAGTTTTTGAGTTTCTGTTGCATCTAACCTTTCTAATTCTGCTAACTTTCTTTGTTGTTCTAGCTCAATTTTTTTAAGTTCACTATTAGCATCTCTATCTTCTTTTTTCTTGATGTAATCTTTTTGTATTTTTTCAATAGCATCTTGTTTCTGCTCTTCTGTCATTACATCCTTATCCGCACCCTCTTTTGTTGTCTTATTTGCTTCTCTTGTTGCTGTCGTTAATTCAGCAGTAAGTGCTTTCTGGAGTTTAAGTCTTTGTGTATCTTTATTTATTAAGTCGGCTTTCAATTGTGCTTCTTCATCTAAATCAGCTTTGTTGCTTTTTGTTAAAGCATTCTCTGTCTGTTTAGCTTCCAGTCTTAATCTTGCAACTTCTGTTTCTTTATTTGCTAAATCTTCACTTATTGCACCAGCTTCCTTGAGGAACTCAATTCTTTCTTGAGCAGTGAAGTTTTCCTTATCTGCTGCTTTCTCTCTTAATTCTGCAATATTTCTCTCGGCTTCTGCTCTTTCAACTATTAAGTTTCTTGCAAGTTTTTCTGCTCTGGCTCTTTGGTCTGCAATTTTCGCTGCTGCGTTTGCGTCTGCAGCTATTTCTTTGCCAAACTCCTTAACAGCATTAGTTGCTTTGTCTATACTATTTTCAACACCAGTAAAGCTATCTACAAAACTACTGCCAGCTTTTTTCGCACTTTCCAAAGCTTCATCAAAATCGCCTTTAAATACGCTTTTAATTGCGCTTCCTAAAAACCCAACTGTATCAAGTATGGCTTTAAATCTATTAGTAATATTTTCAACTAACAGATTTTTAAAGTTTATTAAGGCTTGTTTTGGGTTTTCAAATACTGATATTATACCCTCGCCTAAATCAGCTAATAAGTCCAGAAGATTACCAGTAACACTCCCAATAACCCCAAGTATTTTAGCAAACTTGTTTTGTCCCTCCTCGCTTCTTGTAAACGCTTGACCTAAAGCTGTTACCGCTATTAATAAAGCCCCAATTCCTGTTCCTATAATAGCAACCCTCAAGGACTTAAACCCTGTTGTAACGCTACCAATAGCACCTTTAAACGCTTTGAATTTAGATACTGCACCACCAGTAGCTTTGTCTACTGTGTTCCCCATAGCTTGAGTAGAAGCACCAGTATCTTTAACCTCATTATTTACACCTTCAACAGCCTTCTCTAAATCATTGACATTTTTTTGTGCGCCTTTTGTATTTACATTTAAATTAATTGTTTTCTCTACTGCCATTTTATTTGTTGTTTAAGTGCTTTGTATCCCTCTTTTAGCGTTGTAGGTAGTTTGTGTTTACCTTGTGCTATACGGATGTTTTCTGTTTCTCCGTTCACATGCTTTAAGCTTTCTAATATTAATTTGATCATGACGTTGTTTCTATTATACTTGTATCGAATGAATAAGCATCGTTTCCATCTATGTTGTATTTTGCTCTTACTCCTATGTTGTATGTTGTGCCGCTTTCTAAACCAGTTATTTTCTTTGTTGTTACTGTGTTTGCTTCTGTTGAAAATACTCCTCCATTTAAAATAATATCATAACCAACAACATTGCTAACTGCTGACCAAGTTATAGTAATAAAGTCTGTGCTTTTAGCTGAAACTGTAACTTGTGCTACTCTGTCTAAATAAGCGAATTGTGCGTTGTTTATTTGGCTTACCCACTCATCAACATTATAAAGTTCTAAATCTGATTTGTTTGTTAATAGGTTTGTTTTTATACTGTTTATTCTGTAGGCTTTATTATTAATTACAAGCGTATCATTCATATTCAGTTTAATCAACAAACTCAACGGAAGATAAGCAGTTACTTTTACAAGCCTTGAGTTTCTGTCAAAAACTGTGTGAACATAATCTAAATAACCATACTCAAACAAGTTAGTTGTATCGGAAGGTATAACTCCAAGCCACTCGTCTTTCTCCTCTCCAAAGCTTAATTGTTGCCTTGTTGAATAACCCCAGTCAAATGTCGTTAGCTGTGTTGGTCTTCGGTAATGTGAGTTTGCAGTTCCATCAAGAGTAAATTCATCGTCTGTATTTTCTTGATACGCTATACACAAAATCAATGGCTCTCCAATAGTTGGTTGAAAGTCTTTGGTTAACATTGCACCTTGCCCAATATATGTTTGATTTCCAGCTTCATCGCTTAAGCGTTCGTACATCATTTTTTCAAAGGGTACTTCAACCTTATATACTCCGCCATCCCATTCATCATCTCCGTAATTTTCTTCTGCAAATGGTATGCCTTGTATCTCATCTGAAAACTGCACAAGAAAACTCTTTTTACTTTTAAATTTAAAGTCCATTTCTTTATACTGAAACAACCTCTCAACACTTGAAGTAGACATATCCACATATTTTGTAATATCGTAATCAGCTCCAGCATTCATATAAGCTCGTGCTTCAAACACATTTATTTGGTCATCAGATTTAAACACTAATAAATTAAACATCTTAAACAAACCGCTTAAAAAGTCTATTACTTTAATGTTTGGAATCTGTTTGCCTATGTAAAACTTATTTTCAGTAGATTGATTTGTTGGTGTGTATACCCCAACTTCAACATCTGAATAACTCCCAGAGAAAGAGCTTCTGCGTTGCAGTCTAACTGTTAAAGTTTGACTCATCGCAATAGTGCTATCAGATTCAACTTCAATCATCAAATCTAAAAACCCACCATTACTAACAGACAAAGGTATTGTTGTAAAGGTTAAACTGTCACCTCCGCTTGGATAATCGTGAGCGTAATATTCCTCTTCTGTTGATGCGTTTCTTATTCTAACTGTATAAGGTATTGTTGAGCTACCTACGTTGATATCAACCTCAACCCTATATTGTGCAAACCACCATTCCGCAACTCCAATCGCTGAAAGTGTTGCTGGTCTTAATTCTGTTCCAGATGTAAACGAATAATCTGGTACACTTAAATCATACCATCGATTTCTTAATATCCGAGTACCACCGCCTTCAACTGCATTCGAAACATACCCCTCGTTTCTATGCAGCCACATATAAAACTGATTAAACTTTGTTTCATTGAAATAACCGAAAAAATTAATTCTTGGGAATTTTCTTTCTATTGCCTCAATAATAGCTCTTAATCTTATAGCTGGTTTCAAATCAGTCCATAATAAACCAGTATCTGTGATAGCATCTTTGTAGCCATTTGTAGTAGAATATCGCATATTCTTACTGTGATGGATGTTTGGCACAAGTATATCGGTACTTCCATATATGCTATTTATAGAGCTGTCGGATAAAGCAGAGAAATTTGTTATATTTTGTTGAGAATACTCAAAGTCTAAATCAGTTCCATAGTCTAAACCGCCTAAAGTTGTTTCTCCTAAAATTTCCTTTAGCTCAACAGTATCCCCAAAGAATACCACTTTGTATGCGTGTGCTTTATTATCCTTTAATGATACGCTTTTAAATTGTATCTTACCTTTTTTGTAGTCTATTCCGTTCAGCTTTATAATTGCATCGTGTCTAAACCTTGCATCAAAACTGTTTAGAATATCTTGGTTTTCGTAATGCCTAAATAGTTTGTTATTAGTTTTAGAAGCTGGTAGATTAAACTGCTGACTGAAAGGAGTAAATACTTTTCCTATGTCTTTGACATTTAATAGCGTTTCAGTTATGCTTATGCTCTCATCCTCAAACAAGTCAGCTCTAAAGTATGGACTTGTGATTCTATACTTATAAGTTAAAGTTGCATTTGGGAATATACTAGCAGATAAAACAACATTCGTGTCGTTTGTTATAGAAACAACATAAGAGCTTTCTTGAGTAGTTAGGTTTTCAACTAAATCCCCAAGGCTTACAGTTGTTAAGAAAGTAGCTTGGCTATCTGTTAAAAGATTAACTGTTGCAGTTCCTTGAGCCCTACCCTCTATTCTATTGTAGCCTTTTATATATAGTTCTATTATCTGCATCTATCGTATGTTGTTAATAGTGTCAAAAGCAAATTCTACTTCTATTGTGTAGTTTATTAGTTTGTCGTTTAAGTGTGTTTTGTAATTTAAACTGCTACTGCTTACGTTTATTGGCAATGTCTGTGAGTTTATCTCAATCCAACAATCTTCGCTTAACTGCATCTGCTTAAACACCTCATTATACTCCTCTGGATAAAAGCCAGTGTTTAGCGTTAGCTTCTCACTTCC